AGATGTATACACCCATGTTGTTGGAGCTACTCCTACTGGTGAGTTGATTGAAAAGGGCTGGCTTGTCCCCCTCAAAGTCTATGTTGCTAAAGAGATTGACATGACTGGCATTGCAAAGCGGGCTGGTGAATGGAAAGCAGAAGATGTCACTACTCAGGGTATCAAGATCGTTGGAGATGTAGTCCACTCTTGGCATCAGAAGGTTCATCAAGTCTTTGGTAGGCCAGTTAAAACCATCGTCTTTTGTGCTGGTGTAGAGCATGGGCGTGAGCTAGTTAAAAAGTTTGCTGAAGCTGGCTATAACTTCGTATCTATCTCCTATCAAGAAGACGATAACTTTAAGCGGGAAACTATTGAAGAGTTCAGCAAGCCCGATACAACCATCCATGGATTGATTGCTACCGACATCCTAACCCGTGGCTTTGATGTTACTGATGTCCTTTGTGGCGTATCAGCTCGCCCCTTTTCCAAGTCCTTTAGTTCCCATGTTCAACAGATGGGTAGGGTTATGCGCTCCCATGAAGGTAAAGAGTTTGGTCTATGGCTAGATCATTCCGGTAACTTCCTGCGGTTCCGCAATGACTGGGATAAAGTTTTCTACGAGGGCGTTACTGAACTTAAAGATAACGCAGAGAAAGCTAAAAAAGAACCAACAGTTAAAGAAAAGAAAGAGGCTATCTGCCCTGCTTGCAAGGTTCTATGGACATTTCCTAGTGCTATCTGCGGTTCATGCGGATACGAAAAGAAGAAACGTTCAGATGTATCCATGGTAAATGGTGAACTTTTAGAACTTGTTGCGTCAAACCAACAGAAGATGGTTGATAACCGACAGTTCTATGCAGAGCTTTTGTATTACGCCAAAGAAAAAGAATACCAAGAGGCATGGGCAAAGCATAAGTACCGTGAAAAGTATGGAACCGAGCCAATATCTCTACCAAAAGAGATGTTTCCAACGTCTTTAAAGACAAGGAAGTGGATACAAAGTCGCAATATTAGATACGCAAAATCAAAAGAAAGGATGGCAGCATGATTGAGAAAACTCCCTATGATGACTTCGCCATGACCCAACAAGAAGTAGCTGATGCATTAGGCATGACTAGGGGCAATGTTGGAGCAATTGAATTAAAGGCAAAGCAAAAACTCAAGAGAGAGCTAGAGAAGCGTGGTTTTAAAGTAGAAGACTTTATAGGAGCAATGATATGAGAGACGGTGGCAAGGGCGATATGCAGAGACCATTGGTCGTGGATATAGAACAGTTTGATAACAACTGGGACGCTATCTTTAATAAGAAAGATAAGAAACAACTTGAAGATGCAATGGATCGCAGGGCAAAAGAACTTATGGCACAAGCTAAAGAATTGATTGGTAAAAAATGAACTATTTATCAGTATGCTCTGGAGTTGAGGCAGCCACGGTAGCATGGCATGACCTTGGTTTCAATCCGATAGCCTTCTCCGAGATAGAGAAGTTCCCATCGGAAGTATTAAAGCATCACTATCCAAGCGTCCCGAACATGGGCGATATGACTAAATATAAAGAATGGAATTTGAATGACCCAATTAACCTTTTGGTCGGAGGAACTCCGTGTCAATCCTTTTCAGTTGCAGGACTTCGTAAAGGGCTTGAAGATCCACGGGGTAACCTTGCCCTTACCTATGTTGGAATTCTTGACAAGTTTAGACCCAAGTGGTGCGTATGGGAAAATGTGCCAGGTGTCCTCAGTAGCAATGGAGGACGGGACTTTGGTTCCTTCCTTGGGGCGTTGGTCGAACTCGGCTATGGGTTCAGCTATCGGGTGCTTGACGCTCAATACTTCGGAGTTCCCCAAAGACGTAGGCGTGTCTTTGTTGTCGGATGTCTTGGAGATTGGGAATCTGCAGCAAAAGTTTTATTTGAGTCCTCTTGCTTGCGCAGGGATTCTCCGCCGAGCAGAGAAGAGAAAGAAGAAGCTCCCGGAATCACTACAAACCGCCTTGTTGCTTTTGGCGAGTACTCAACAGACGGAACAGCCAGCACCATAAAGGCAAGAGACTACAAGGATGCTACTGATTTAGTAGTAATTGATCGGGCCGCCTTTAACCAGGGTGTCAATGCTCTTTACAATCCCTACATTGAGGCCACAGAAACAATGCCTACTCTGGTATCAAAAGGGCCTCATGCAGTATTCAATAGCAAAGTGGTAAGACGACTTACTCCTATCGAATGCGAGAGATTGCAAGGATTCCCAGATGATTACACAAATATTAAAGAGAAGTGTCCCGATGGAGCAAGATATAAAGCAATGGGCAATAGCATGGCTGTCCCAGTAATGAGATGGATTGGTAAAAGAATTAAGGAGATTGAGGCATGAGTTTTCAACAATTTGCTGAACAGAATGGTCTTATCATCAGTCACCTTGTCCATGATCGTTGGACTAGGGTTCCTACAGTTGATAAACCCCAGTCCCGCAATGGTGCTTACATTTTTGATGGAAACTCAGGCGCAGTACAGAACTGGGCTATCCATGAGAAGCCTGTAAGCTACAAAGGAAAGCATGATCCTCAATTCAGGGCTAAGATACAAGTGTCCCAAGACAATAGAGTTGATGATAATAAGAAGGCAGCATCTAAAGCAGCATGGATCATGAACCAGGCTATCCGTCAAACTCATGCTTACCTATCATCCAAAGGTTTTCCTGATGCCACCGGATATGTATGGAATGAAAGTCTTCTCATTCCTATGCGCATAGATCAGAAACTCGTTGGTCTTCAAATGATTAAACCTGATGGCAAAAAGCATTTCCTCAAAGGTCAAATAACTAAGGGCGCTGAAGCTATCATTGATGCCAAGGGCGTAGACATTCTTTGCGAGGGCTTTGCTACTGCCTTGTCCGTTAGAAGGGCGCTGAAGGCTACCAATACCCGCTACACAGTTCATGTATGCTTCTCAGCAGGCAACATCAAGCATATGGCTAAGAAGTATCCTGAGTGTGTAATCGTAGCGGACCATGACCCAGTAGGAATGAGAGTAGCCAAAGATTCGGGCCGTCCTTACTGGGTGTCACCAAATAGTGGTGAAGACTTTAATGATTATGAATTAAGGGTAGGTGCAGAGATTGCTGGCAAATCTCTTATTGCACTAGGTTTGTTGGAGGCTGTTTCGTAAACTCGTTCTCTACGAATACAGTATTGTCCAGGTTGTAAAGATTGTTGATGATAGCGTTCCCCACCAGAAAAGACTGATGGGGTTCGCCTATCAATTCCATGCTTACTTCCATCTTCCCGTCTTTTCCATCTTTGAGATATATAATCGTGGCGTCCATCGAGGTTTCTCCAAAGCCTGACCCTCAATAAACATCTGAGGGAAGGTATTTACCAGTAGTTCTAGGTTATTCTCATCAGCCAACATCGCTGCTTCACCTATTCTACCAGCAAAACCCCCCTGTTTTACTAGCTTGTGCATCACCGGCATAAGCCTGTCCCGCTCTATGCTAGGCATAAGGCTGCAGTCATAAGGCCAAACAATACTGCGCAAATAAGGTCATCTCTAGTCATTGTGTATTCCTATTCCATGTGCGTGTTCAATCCGCCTAACAAAATCAACAAGCGGGCTTATACTCTTTTGCATCGACACATCAAAGTAGATAGACTCTATCTCCTTGATGGTCAATGGTGCGCTAGGCTGGATTTTCTCCAGCTTTAGCAGTTCTTGAAAGAATTCCTTTTCATTCTTCATCACCATCCTCTTCAGCTTCAATGTCAGTAACCTCAGTATATTGGGATAAATCCCCGATGTCATTCTGAAATTCATCATAGGCTGCCTCCTCTGCCTCCTCATAATCGGGTGCGGTTACGAAGTAAGTATTGGTCCCGCTGTAATGAATCTTTACTGCATAGCTTTTCATTCTCATAAATCCTCCTAATTTAATTCCAGTTCGCCATCACCGAAATCGGTGGCTCTTTCCAACATTTCCAATTTAGGTAGCTCACGAAGTTCATCCATGTATTCTTCGGGGTCTGTGCCTAATGGAACTTTAAAGTAAAGCGTTGTGTGTATTTTTAGTTCTGTCATAAATCCTCCGCAATAAGGTTGCCTGTATCTATTTTGTAATTATGGGCCAACTCATCTAAAAAACTAGACAGTTCGGCAGCCATGTCCACTTCTTCTCCATCCAGGATGTCGTAGATTCTTTCATAGACATACTTTGTAGCGATCATGCTATCGCCCCAGCCCTGTGTTTTAATCTTCATCAATCCTCCGATAAAAAAGCCTCTAGATTTTTTGCTGGCACATACTTTAAGAGTTCATCAATAGCGGTTAAATCTCCGCTCTCCACGTCTTTTTTGATTTGCTCAATGGCCCTGTCAATTAGTTTCT